GGTTGCACCGTTTATGATGAAAGCCGTCGCAAAAAATATCTTAGGATTAGGAGTGTTAAATGCAGATACCAAGTGAAGGCTCATGGTCATTCGATGCTGATGGAATAGCAGATGCCTTCGACGATCACGTCAGAGAGCAGCTTCCTTGGTATGACTTAGCGACGGATGCCTTGATTCATATTGCGAGACATTACATTCCAGAGGGCGGGATTGTTTATGACATAGGCGCATCAACGGGCAATGTAGGACGCTCGATTCAGGGAATCTTAGAGGATAGGTCAGCAAGACTTATTGCCATCGAAAAGTCAGAAGAAATGTCTAAAAGATACAATGGTCCGGGCGATCTTATTGTTGCAGATGCGACTGAAATTGAATTTGAGCAGTTCGACTTCGGTGTGGTGTTCCTTGCAGCTATCTTCATGCCAGTGACAAAGCGCAAAATCTTATTTGATAACATGATTAAAGGATTAAAAGACGGCGGGGCAATCGTGCTCGTAGAGCGCATGGAGGCAGGAACAGGTTATCCGTCAACAATAAGTGCAAGGATCACACTGGCAAATAAACTAAAATCTGGCGCATCTCCTGATGATATAATCTCAAAAGAACTGAGCCTCAGCGGAGTACAGCGGCCAATGTCTCAAAGTGAAATACCTAATAGCGCTGTTGAGTTTTTTAGACTAGGAGACTTTGCTGGCTGGATCATTCAGCGAGGTCTTTGATGGCTGACCCGGCAACATATCCAGTCGAAACAATTGCTCGGTTGCTCGATTTAACAACCCGGCGAGTCCAGCAGTTGTCCAAAGAGGGCGTCATTCCACGAGCCGATCGGGGCCGCTATGAGTTAGTACCAGCCGTTCGAGGGTATGTTGCCTACCTTAAAGAACGATCTATCAACCCTGGCGTCGTTAGTTTCGATGAAGTTCGAGCGCGTAAGACGGCAGCCGAGGCTGAAATGGCTGAGATTGAATTGAAGGAAAGGAAAGGCGTTCTGATTCCAACGGAGGAAGTCGCGCGATCCTGGGCTGAGATCATCGGCGCCTGCCGGTCCAAGCTGTTGTCTATGCCTGCCAAGATCGCGCCGGTGGTGGCGGTTGAGGACACGCCTGCTATATGTAAGCAGATCGTGGAGGAACAAATCGGGGAAGCGCTGGATGAATTATCAAAGTGGGTCGGCAGCTATGAACCCGATGTCGATGCTGACGAGCCAGATGGCGGAGATGCTGAAGCCGCCATCGAAGCTGACGGTGAGCCAGTGGGCTGACGCGCAGCGGAGGCTATCGCCAGAGGCATCAGCCGAGCCTGGCAAATGGTACACAAGCCGAGCCGAATACTCGCGCGGGATCATGGACGCCTGCTCTGACCCGGCGATTGAGCGGGTGGTGGTTATGTCATCCGCCCAGGTTGGGAAGACTGAAATCCTTCTCAACGTCATTGGCTTCCACATTGACCAAGATGCAAGCCCCATCCTGTGCGTTCAGCCGACGTTATCTATGGGGCAGGCGTTTTCCAAAGACCGGCTGGCGCCAATGCTGCGCGATACGCCTGCGCTGAAGGGCAAGGTACAAGACCCGCGAACGCGGGACAGTGGTAATACAACCCTGCACAAGGTATTCCCAGGCGGCCACATAACCATCGCCGGTTCTAACTCTGCCGCCGGGTTGGCATCGAGGCCGGTGCGGATTGTGCTAGCCGATGAGTTAGATCGCTGGCCATCCAGCGCGGGGACGGAAGGCGACCCGCTACGGCTGGCCGAAAAACGGGCCACGACTTTCTGGAACTCAAAGATTGTTATTGTCTCGACACCAACGGTGAAGAACTCCAGCCGGATCGAGGCGGAGTATATCGACAGCGACCAGCGCGAGTTCTGGGTTGATTGCCCAGAGTGCGATGAGCCACAGACCCTGAAGTGGTCGCAAGTCCAATGGCCTGATGGGGAGCCGGATAAGGCGGCATATGTCTGTGCATGCTGCGGCGCAGCATGGTCTGACGCGGCGCGATATAAAGCTATCGCTAAAGGCAAATGGATCGCCCAAAAGCCAGGAGGCCGCACGGCTGGTTTTAAACTGAGCGGGCTGTATTCGCCTTGGATTACGTTGGCCGAGGCGGCGCGAGATTTTCTTGAGGCCAAAAAACTGCCGGAAACTCTGCGCGTCTGGGTGAATACGTTTGCCGGTGAGACGTGGGAGGAACAAGGTGAGGGCGTCAACGATGACGAGATACCGGGGCGCGGCGAGGCGTATGAGGAAATCCCTGACCCTGTTCTGATGGTGACGGCTGGCATTGATACCCAAAACGATCGGTTAGAAATTGAGGTCCTGGGCCATGCGATTGACCATGAGACCTATAGCATTGACCATCACATCATCTATGGCGACCCGTCGGCTCCGCAGCTTTGGAATGATCTTGACGCCTATCTGTCCCAATCGTTTGAGCGGGCCGATGGCGGGTCCATGAAAATCCGGGCGGCGGCCATTGACTCCGGTGGACACTACACCCAGGCCGTCTATGATTTTGTTAGGCCGAGAGAGCGTCGAGGTATCTTTGCCATTAAAGGCGTTGGCGGAGAGGGCAAACCAATCGCCGGGCGCCCGACGCGAAACAACATTGGCAAGATCAAACTGTTCCCAGTCGGCGTTGACACTGCCAAAGAATTGATCTATGGACGGTTGAAGATATCTGTTCCAGGGCCGGGGTTTTGCCATTTTCCGAGCCGGTATGATGATGAATACTTTGCCCAGCTAACGGCAGAGCAGGTTGTCACTCGATTCTCAAAAGGGTTCAGGAAGCGGGAATGGAAAAAAACAAGGGCGCGAAATGAGGCGCTGGATTTAAGGGTCTATGCAATAGCGGCGTTTTCAATTGCTAATCTAAGCATGAAGGCGCTGAGTGAAAAACGAGCCGAGGCCAGGGAGAAGCCAAAGCAACCACCGATGCAGCAAGGCCGATATGGCTCGCCCAATCGTAACTTTGCTACAAGTTGGAGATAGATTTGGCCAATCAATTCGACCCGGCAAACAGCCCAACCATTGAGCCTGAGCGCATCGTTGTCGGCGATTTTATTCAATGGCGGCGCGTTGATCTTGGCACTGATTATCCTAACGACGCTTACACTGCGACCTATGTCGCCCGCATAACTGGCGGCGGTTCGTCTGAAATTCAGATTGCTGGGACCGCCTACAATTCCGACTATTTGTTTTCTGCATCGTCCAGCGTGTCTGAAAACTTCACGGCTGGGTTCTATCATTACCAGCTTGAAATGGTCCGCAATTCCGACAGCGAGCGCATTGTCATTGATCGCGGCACGTTCACTGCGGTTGTTGATTTAGATGTCAACGGCGCTGACCCGCGCAGCCATGCCGAGATTATGGTGGACAAGATTGAGACAGTTCTGCAAGGCAGGGCTGATGCTGATGTTCTGTCCTACTCCATAAACGGTCGGTCGCTTTCAAAGATGCCGCCGAATGAACTTGTAGAATGGCGGGACTATTACAAGCGCGAGTTCCTGATGGAAAAACGCAAAGAACGAATTAGGCGCAAGATTGCCTCCGGCGCAACTATCGTGGCGAGGTTTTAGCATGGCCTTTTGGGATCGGTTCAAGCGAAAAGATGAAGCGAAGATTGCCAAACGCAATTACGCGGGCGCCCGTGGCGGTCGTTTGTTCGGAGACTTTGGCAACTCGAACAACTCTGCCGATTCAGAGTTACGATACACGCTGGAGGTTCTGCGGGATCGCTCGCGTGAACTTGTGCGCGATAATGAATATGCCAAGCGGTATATGCAGCTTCTGAAGACCAACGTGGTCGGTGATCGCGGGTTTCATCTCCAGGTCAAAGCGCGCAACTCAGACGGGACGCTGGATCAGTCTGGCAATGCGATCATCGAAAACGCCTGGAAAAAATGGGGGCGGCTGGGCAATTGCACTGTCGATGGCAAGATGTCCTGGCTTGATGTCCAGCGCTATGTAATCGAAACAATGGCGCGCGATGGCGAGTGCTTCATTCGCAAGGTGCGGGGCAAGAATTATCAGGACGGGTTTTCGCTTCAGATGCTTGAGGCGGACCTGATTGACGAAAAGAAAAACGAGCATTTAGAAAACGGCTCCCACATCCGCATGGGAATCGAGATGGACAAGCGCCACAAGATCACGGCCTATTGGGTCTTGACCGCGCATCCGGGCGATCGTTTCTTTCAGACGCAATCGCAGCGGCACATCCGCGTTCCGGCTGAAGAAATCCTGCACGTTTATATGCCGACCCGCTCGCACCAAACGCGCGGCGAGCCGTTTATGACGCCAGCGCTGTCAGCCATGAAACAGTTGATGGCCTTCCGCGAGGCCGAATTAATTGCTGCCAGAATATCGGCGTCAAAGATGGGCATTATCACAAGCCCAGGCGGTGACGAATATGTTGGCGATGATGCCGACGATCATATGCCAGTGATCTCCACCGAGCCTGGAAGCTGGCATGCTCTGCCTGCCGGCTATGGCATGGAGATGTTCGATCCCAAGCACCCCAACACCGGGTTCGGCGAATTTGAATCTGCCATGCTGCGGGGGATATCGTCTGGCCTTGGTGTTAGCTATGCGGCGTTGTCCAGCGATCTGAGCAGCGTGAATTATAGTTCTATTCGCCAAGGCGCTTTGGATGAACGGGATGGTTACAGGGCGCTGCAACAGTTCGTGATTGAACACGCGGTTGAGCCGATCTTTAGAGAATGGCTGATGTCGGCCATGGACTTTGGCGATATGCCAATCCCAGGCACTCGGTTCGACAAGTTCGCAGACAACTCTGCTTGGCGCGGACGCGGCTGGAACTGGATTGACCCGCTCAAAGAAATGAACGCGGCGGTGGTCGGGCTGCAAAACGGCATCCTGTCCATGCAAGATGTCGCTGGCCAATACGGTCGAGACGTTGAAGAAACATTCAGTCAGATCGCGCGCGACAGAGAGCTTGCTGACCAGTTCGGAATATCAATGACCTTTGAACCCTTTGGCTCTCCCAAAGCGCCGGTGGCGGCTGAGGATCAAGACGATGGCTGAATATAAAGGCGTCGAGATTGACACAAAGCCAACTGAGGCCATGGCCGAGGAAGCGCAGCGCGGACTTGATTGGCGCGCCGAGCATGGTCGCGGCGGCACTGAAGTCGGGGTCGCTCGCGCAAGACAATTAGTCAATCGGCAAGAATTATCTGCCGATACGGTCAAACGAATGGCCTCATATTTCGCGCGACATGAGGTGGATAAGCAGGGCGAGGGGTTTACGCCTGATGAGGATAACTTTCCCAGCGCGGGCCGCGTAGCCTGGGCGCTTTGGGGCGGTGACGCCGGACAATCATTTGCAAACGCGAGGAAGAAGCGAATGGACAAAATTGACGAGGAAGACGAAAAGCGCTTTGATCGTTCTAAAATGGAACGTCGCGCAGCATATTTTGAGCCGGGTGTGGTTGATGAAGAAACCCGCACCGTTCGGCTTGGCGTATCCAGCGAGGAGCCTGTAGAGCGCTCGTTCGGCATGGAGGTCATTGACCATCGCGCTGAGAATATGGACCTAGAATTTCTGTCA